AGTCTGTCATATAGGTTATCTTCGATAGCTTCTTCAGTTATTGAGAATGCTAAAGCGATAGTTTCGTGTGTGTATCTAGCTGTGTAAGCTTCGTTAGCTTGATCGAACACAACTGAAGCACCTTCTTGTTTAGTTGGTGCACCAGCGAAACCGCTTAACATTACTTCTTCTTCAAAAGCTCTGTCAGATGATTCAGTAGTAAAGATTTCAGCATGCTGATTATCATATCTACTGTACTCCAGGCCGAATAAGGCATTCAAACCTGGCTCTAGCTCTTTAGCTAGCTGTTGTCGTGATATAGCCATTATTTATTCTCCTTATTAGATACCTGTACCATCACGGTAAAAGTGTTTGTTAATTCTGACTAAAATGTTTGCATTAGCCGAACTTACGTCACTGTTATTAGGGTCTTGAGAAATGTCAATTGCCTGAATCACGAATGATACGTTAGTTCCAGAAGCTCCAACATCAAGTTGAGTTTCTGAGATTCCAGTTTTAGTATTCCCTGTTGCGTTTGTAACTGAATAGTTTTGGAACAAATCTGCTCTTGCAAAAGTCGCATCAGCATCCATTAAGAAAACAGCGTCTGGATCGTCCACTACAAATGCTGTAATGTCCGAAGCAGTAACACCGCCTGGATAATAGTTGCTAAAAGTCGGCTTTTGAGTAGTCGGATCTGTATAAAAACATCCGTTAAAAACACCCACAACAGAAGTTGAATTACCAGCTGTATGTCTTTCGATGTTTCCACCAGTTACTGGTATAACCAGGTCACCTTGGAAAATCGCAGTTGCATAAGAACTAGCAATTGTATATCTGTTTTGAGCACCAACTAGGGGAGTACCATCAAGTTTTCTGTACGGTCTTAGACCGAACTTTTCTACAACGTTTGCCATAGTATATTACTCCTTAGTTTTTGTTTTTAATTTATATTAGCCAACCTTTAGGTAGGATTAACAAAAAGATTAATTTTTGCGTCCACCGCCAAAGGTAACCCGTTTTTGTCTATCAATATTGATAGGCATAGACGGATGTTGTTCCTTCATAAGATCGTTGTCGACTCCTTTTAACTGATCTGTTGTAAGTCTTGAGAAATACTCAGATCGCTGTCTTAAAATCTCTGTCGGTATCCTTGCCAACACAAGGCCTCCAATTCCTATGCATCCTGAATACTTCCCTTCGGTTAACTGAGGATATTTATGAATATCGGGATCATTTTTTATTTCTTCCGCTTTCACAAATTCCCAGCCTTCTCTAAGTTTCTTAGTCACGTTAGACGCATCTTCAAAACCTTGCACATTGGTTCTTATCCATCTGTGCTCGAAACCGTTGGGTGCTTTCGGGGCATCCAAACTAGACGGTAACTGCCAAGTCTTTTTTCGTTGTTCAACTTCTCTCGACTCAGCGTTGCGTGAAGTTCTTTTTATAGTATCGTTCATATTATTGAGCCTCCTTCACATATTTAACGTACTCTTCAAGTGGCACACCTAATCTTTTAGCTATTGCTACCTGTGATTTGGTGAGTGTCACAGTTTTGCGTCCGACTTCTTTTCTTCCAGCAGAAGCGACAGTCTGGACAAGTTTCGCTTTCTGCTTAGCTTCAACAGCTTCCGCTGGTTCTTTCAAACCTTGAGCTGTTAAAATAGGATTTAACCTTTTCTCTATCTCATTATAGTATTCATCAGAGTCAACTTCAATACCCTCTTGTCTTATCTGACCATCTAATGCTACAGCGTATGCTGTTAGAGCAGGATCTTTATCATAACCAAACCATTTCTTATGTTTTTCTTTGAATTCCATAGCTTTTTCAGATGGTGTTGGTTGTTGTTGAGCTTGAGATTTTACTTTCTCTTCCTCTTCTTTCTTTTGAGTTTCAGCTAATTCAATAGCATATTTTCTCTCTTCAGCTCTAATTTTTGCTTTTTCTTTTTGAACAGCAAGTTGAGTCAATTGATCATTTGCTTCCATGATCGCATTGGTATCGCTGTTCTCGATAGCAAGTTTTAAATTACTTTTAACTTGTTCTCTTTGAGAATCGACTCTTGCTTCAAATTCTTTTAAATAATTATCAGATTCAACATTATATCTTTTTTCGATATCTTGTAATTTTTTCTGAACCCCTCTAGCATATTCTTCAGCAGCCTTAGCTTGTCTTTCTGCTTCTTCTCTTCTAAAAGTTAATTTATCAATTCTTCTGTTTTGCTGTTTGTATTTTTTGTAAAGACTTTGAAAATCTTTTTCATCGTCAGCAAGTTCATCTTTCTCACCTTCAATTTCTTTACCTTCAGCTTTTAATTCTTTTTTAAGATCATCTACCTTATCTTCTTCTATTTTGATTTCAGGTTTATCATCTTTCTTCTCTTCAGAAGTTCCGTGATCCGTGTAGCCTAAATCAACTTCGCCAAAATCAAGATTGGGTTTTTCTTTTGTCTCGACATTATTCGCAGACTCTTTTACCTCTACGGTTAATTCCTCTTGAGTCACGTCATCGGTATCAATGTCGATGTCTTTTTTAGATTGTTTTACTTCTTCTTGTGCCATCATTTGTTCTCCTTAATAAAGTGTAGCAATGTCTTCTGGTTTTTGGATTACACCAATAATTTCATCATCGTTTAAGATTCTATGCTCACCCCATTTATTTTTAAAACGAGATCCTGCATATCTTCCGTACATCACGAACTGACCTTCTTTGCACCACGGACCAAGGGGAAATTTTTCTTTATCTCTATAGCAAAGATTACCCATTGAAATAACTAAACCAACAACTGTGGTTGCTTGAATAGTTTCAATAGTTGTATCTGCTAAAAGTATTCCACCTTTAGTTTTTTGTGCTCCTGCAAATGGTCTGATTAGTAAACGATAACCTGTAGGTTTAGGTAAAGAATTTATATATTCTTCTTTTTCCTCTGGTGTTTTTGGAACCATGAAATTATTTTCATTGCTCGCTATGTTTTTTTCAGTCTTTGTCATTGTCATCTCTGAGCAGTTCACTTAAATCCTCCTTTAGCTGGTTAAGCGAACTAATTTGTCCCCTACAATACTGTAATTTATTATAATTGTCTATACTACCGTAAATTACTTGTTCACTTATTTGATTTATTTTTTTATCGATTAGTCTTTTGATTTCTCGAATAGTTTCGATATCTAATGTTTGCATATTACAGGTTTATAGAAGAAATTATAGGAATTGCAACTTATTTTTTTTTAATTAAGTCCGTAGCCTTTAATCCGTAAACTGATGCGATGACACCAACAAAAATTGTTTGATACCAAAACGGTAATTCAGAAAAATATTGGAAAAATAATTGCATCTTGTCCATAGCGGTTGGGTCATCAGAGAACACGGCCCACGCAAGTAGTACAATAGGGGCTGAGAGCAATAATAAAATAAATTCGTCTTTCCAATCCGATTGACGAGATTCTAATAATTTACCTTGGTACTCTATTTGACCCTGAGCCATCTTCTCGGCATGCAATCTTTGTGCATCCGACATTAACATTTTTGACTCTTGACGGTTTTTGTATATGTGAGCTCCCGTCTTCACTGCCATACCTAATAAGTTTAGCCACGCCATTGTATTTTTCTATTCTCCTTTGACACATGTATGGTATCATCTCTGAAATAGATTGCCAAGCCTTCTCCCCTGTTATTTTCCAGCGAAATAAATTCTTTCTATTTTCTAATTTTGGGTTTATAGCACAAAAAATACCTCCAAACATTTCATGAAAACGTACAACCATGTCTGCATCACAAGTATCGACCTTAACTTGCAGTAATCTTTTTCTATTTTTACCTCTAGACCATACTCCAAAGCTACCTTCACCATCAAAAATTCCAGCGAGAACTAAAATTTTCTGTTGTCTTGATAATTTATCGTACGCTGTTAGGTTTTTTTCTAGGTTTAATTTTGATACCTTGCGGATTAGGGCCTTTTTTAGGGGGTGGACCAAATCTTTTTCCACCGCTAAGCCCTTTTTTTAGATTTTTTCTCGACACCTTTGATCACTCCTTTGTTTTTAGAAGCGTAAAATACTTTTTCAGCTTTCTTTGCACCATATTCTTTGGTCATCGCTGCTTTAATCTTCTTTCCTTTTTTAGTTAGTGGCATTATTTTCCTCTTTCGACTTGATCTGCTGTAATTTTTCCAGATGCGTAAAGTTTTTTTCTATCACCTTTAGTAGTTTTAGATAAATCTATTTTAACTTGTTTTTTTAACACTAAAGGTTTTTGTGTTTCACGTGAAAATAATTTTTTAATCCAGTTCCACATTAGTTTCTTCTTTGCATTTCTTTCATTCTTGCAATATCTAACTTCTCTTCTGCAACTCTAATTCTTTCTTGTTGACCCATTCTTTGTTGATCAAGTTTAGCTTGCTCAATAGAAGTATCAACCATAATCTCATTTTGTTTTCTTTGTTCTTCTGTTTCAAACTCTTCAGACTTACGTTGTAAGTCCATAGCTTTTAAATCTAGTTCTCTAGATTTTAATGCTACTAACGGATCTTGTTGTTGACCACCAGACTCTGCTTGAACTAAAATGTTTGTTAATTCACCCACTCGTTTTGCCACCATGGCATTAAATTGCACTGTCCACGCTTCAGGGTCTTGTTCTGCTATTTGAACAAGCTCTGGATCTTGTGCCATAGCCTCAACGACTTCTTGGCTTGCCTTTAATGAAATATGTTCTGAGATGTGTGCCTGTAAAGTTGCATACACCTGTGGATTGACTTGTACCATTCTTGATTTCATAAATGCCATATGAGCTTCCATGTGTGCTTCATGATCTTGTGTAGCAAAAGGTTTTAATTCTTTTAAATTCATTGCATCCGTATTTTCAATTGCAGGATCTTTTGGAATAGGTTGTTCAATTGGTTTTAATAAACTATCAATCGCTTGTGTACCTAACGCTTCATACACTCTTCTATACGCTTCTCTAATGTCATGCATTTGAGGATTAGACATTGCAATCTTTAATTGCTCATTTGCTAAAGTTACTCTTTGTGCAACAGAAAAAGTATTTGGATCCGCAATTGGTAATACATCTATTCGACTATCAAAGTCTGTTGCTTTTATCATTTGGTCTGCTCCATAAACCTGATACGGATAGATAGGGGGTAAGTACGTAGCAAATATTTTATGGAGCATTCTGAACTCTTGTCTCATAGAGTAATAACATCTTTTGTGAATTGCATTCATCACACGTGAACCTCTTTCTAAGAGAGCAAGGGTTGTTCCCACAGCTCTGTTTTGTGCGTCTTCACCTACTGCCATATCCGCAATATTTGCAAAACGTTGACCTGCGTTCACAACGAAACCTAATAAACTGTATAAAGTCTGACTTGGTTCTTTAAAAGGTAAAATTTGAAATTGATCTCTAATGTTGCCACCAGGAGCATCGACATCTCTAAACTCACCTGGTTGGAATGGTTGATCATCATCTCTAATTCTTATTCCTCTAGATTTAAAACCAGCAGGTAAGTTTGCTAAAGTACCTGCATCTAATAATTGTCTTAAAGCTTGTGTAGCAGTTCTGGTTAAACCACCAATCATGTGTACTAAACCAAATCCGTAAAAGCCTAGACCTGGTAAAAACTTGTAATGGACAAAATATTCTTTTCTCTTAAAGAGTTTATCTCCTTCATTATAGTTTCTGTATATACTTAAAATTTTTCCTGAGCCTTCATCAATAGTAACAATGTAAGGAACTTTAACTTTCTTTTCATTGTCTTTTGGATTCTCAAATTTTTCTAAATTTAAATCAACATGCATTTCTAATATTTGATAATTGTATGCATCGTTAGTTGGAGACTTACCTTCTAATTCATCATACTTCTTTTGAATAGAGGTTTGGGCATTAGTAGATGGTTTGATATCTACATCTCTATAGAAACCAGATTCCATTTTTTTAAATAAATCATTCTCAGACATTCTTAAAACATGAGTGATTCTTTCACAATCTAATAGACTTGATGCAAAGTATGGAACCACAATATCTTCGGCAGGAATAAATTTAGCAACAGGTCTGTCCATCAGTTCATCGTAATAAACTTTTTTAAATGCAGAACCTGCAAGAGGTAGATAAAATAATAATTGATCCATCTCTGGAGTGTATTCTTCCATCTTCTCAGTAATCTGATAATTCATAAATTCCTTGACCCGTGAAGCTTGGTCCTCGGTCTCTTCATTTTGAACCCCTACGATTGCTGTTTTAACAGGGCCAGAAGATGGTAATAATTCTTTATAAGCTTGTGCTTGGAATTGAGTGATCGCCTCGGATAAAAGTGGATGAGTCACGCCTGACGCTCCTCTGAACGGTTTTGATGGTTGCGTGTATTTAAAACCTAAAAGATCAAGGCCAGATGTATATCCATGTTCCCAATCTTTTCGTGAAGATTTATCTCTTTCAAATTCGCCTCTTAACTGTGATGATATTTTATTTAGGATATTGTCTTCTAATTCTTCTGCAAGGTTTGCATAAAAATTATCATCTTCCATTTCAACTTCTTCATCGACTTCTTCACCTTCAATTCTAAATTCTTTTGATTTAGGCTCTTCAGTTTCGTCTTCGACTTTTAAAGTTTCATCGACTTCATTAAATATTTCTGAACTCATTATACCCCCAAATTAATATACTAAAATCCTCGTTTTGCAAGTTTTGGTTTACCTTTTAATAAACCACCTTTTTTATATCCTAAAAAATCTTTTACTATTTTGAGAGTAGGTTCTTTTGGTAAAGTTTTAATTTTAGTTTTAAATTTACCTCCTGAACCTTCTGAGTATGCTGTTTTAATTTTATCACCTTTGACTTTTGATTTGTGTCCATGATCTCTTAAAATTTTTAAAGTTTTTTTAGTTGTAAGCTTACCTGCACCACCTTCAAATCCTACGTTGCTTAATCTTTCAGCAAGTGGATCAAGCTGTATAATTTTTGGTTCTTTAGGCATTAGTAAAGTTTAGTTGGTTTTTTTCTACCTAACTTACAACCACGAGCCATGACGCTTCCGCCAGATTTGAATCTATCCATAGATCTTGGTTTATTCATTTGTTCCATAAGTGATTGCATTTCACCTTCAGTGGCAGCTGCACCAGATCTGTTTTTAAGTTCTATATTCATTTTTTTAGCTTCTTCAGATCTTCTTATAAGTCTTTCTTTAGGCATAGTACCTCTAGGGATAGGTCTTTGTCTAGGGATAGGTGGTCTTTGACTAGGCATAGGTCTTTGTGTATTTCCAACACCTGGTAGATCTTCCCTACCTTCCATGGCTTTTCTTATTCTCTCTGTATCAGTTGCCGCAGATATGTCTCTAAGTGTTTTATTTCTTTTCTCCATAGCATCTTTTAATCTTCTTTTAACAGTATCAGATATTTCACCACCAGATTGTCTTTTAACAATTTGTCCTGGAGCTTTTGCAATTGTAGTTTCAGTTCTTTTTGTTGAATTTAAAAAATCTTGTAAAGAACTTTTACCTGATCTCGAAATATCATCTTTAGTTACAGCTGAATACATTTTGTCATCATAAGCAAATTTAGTTCCAACACCTTCTGCTCTTG